CATGTATGGACTGACCTATAATGAAAGCACGTTTGTCTATGACATTTCGACGCAACTGTGGCACGAGCGGCAGAGCTACCTGAAGACGAACTGGCGCGCGGCTTTTGTGATTCGTGGCGATAACGTCACACTGGTCGGAGATAGGCTCTCTAATCGGCTAGGGATTCTCACTGGAGACACGTTTACCGAATGGGACCAGCCGATGGTCTCGAGTGCAACGTCACCTGCGATCGCGCAGGGCAACGATCCTATCGCGCATTCCTCTCTAGAGCTGCTGTTCGACAATGGCGTTGGAACGACGACTGGCCAGGGCTCAGACCCGAAGGTCATGCTGGACTGGTCCGACGATGGTGGCCGCACCTGGTCCAATGAGATCTGGCGCTCATTGGGCAAAGCGGGGGAATTCAACCGCGCGGCGCGCTGGAATCGTCTTGGCCAATCACGGGATCGCGTGTACCGCTACAAAATCTCCGATCCCGTGCGTCGCACGCTCATCATGGCGCTTCTCAACGATGCCGCTTAGAGCCCCACAGGTTTATCCTGACAATCAACGCTCGTTCGACCAATGGACGCGTAACGTTCAGGTTACTCCTGATAATGGCTCAGTCACCACTATCACTGTAGCGGACAAGGCGATCACTGATCCGAAACTGCGAGATAGCCAGCCATGCAGTGTCATCGGTCGCAACGTAAATAGCCCTGGGACGCCTAGCGACATCGTATCCCCAGCCGATGACCGTTTCCTGGTACGCCGCTCTGGCGCGCTCGCATTCGGCACAATTGGCGATTCTGACATTCCTGATACCCTCGCCCGGGATACGGAAGTCGCCGCAGGCGATGCCGCGGTTACCACCGCCTTTCAGGCGGCCGATGCCACTGTTGCGAGCAATGCCGCGGCTGCCTTGGCAGCCCATGTCGCGGCTGCTGACCCGCATCCGGTCTATCTCACACAAACGGAAGGCGACGCCCGTTATTCGCAGCTCTCGACTGTGCTGCAGGGCTTTGCGACGTATGACCCGCCATCTTTAGCAGATGGCGCTGGCACTACCACGACGGTGACGTGTACGGGGGCAGCATTGGGTGGATTCGCCAGCGCTTCCTTCTCTCTAGACTTGCAGGGCATTACATTGAGCGCTTATGTGTCGGCTACTAACACAGTCTCCGTGCGCTTTCAAAACGAGTCGGGCGGTACGTTGGACCTAGCTTCTGGAACTTTGAAGGTGCGTGTCGATCCGTGAGGAACTTCTTGAGGATTGCCCAGGGAATAAACGTCAACTTGTTGGCGCTGCAAGTGGCCTCCAATCCGAAGCTTTGGGGCCAGGACCGCATCGGCAAGCTATGGAAAGAGAGATACCCTGATCTAGAGATTCAGGAGATCATGGCTCGCTACACGCGCTCGCTTTCCCGGGATGACCTACAGTGTTTCTGGGAGCCTGCGGCGAATGTCATTACCGAAGCCAAGGCGCTGGCGGTTACTTTGTGCGCCGCCTACAAAGCCGATCAGATTGGACGCGTGATGTTTACCCACCTTCCGGCAGGGCAGAGCATCCCCCAGCACGCCGACACCGAAGGGGCGTACTGCAACTACTACACCCGCTTTCATGTCCCGATCCAGTCCGAGCCGGGGGTGCGATTTCAATGCGGGGATGAGTGTATCGAGATGACTCCAGGGGAGGTCTGGTGGGCCAATATCGCGCTCCCGCATTCAGTGGTTAACCAATCACAGACGCCGCGGGTTCAACTTCTCGTGGATCTACATATCGCATGAACGATCAAATTTTGGCCGAACTGAAAAAACTCAACGACAAGATGGAGAGGCTGCTGTGTTTTCAAATGCTGGCAGCACAACGCTATGCTGACAAACATCGCACAGTGGGACAACCTTCCACACAGCCTGAACTGGAACGAGAAAGTGGCCTATCTCGCGCACCAGTTCCTCTCGATGGAGCAGACTGCATGCCCGCTGACGCATCGGTTTGAGCGTGGTCTGTATATCCGTGAGCTGCGCATTCCAGCCAAAACACTGATTATTGGCAACGTCCATCGTCACGGCCATGTGTGTCAGCTTCTTCAAGGCGATCTCCTGTTGATACACCGTGACGGACATCGTGAAGGCTTTCATGCGCCCTCGCAGATTCTCACCGAACCCGGCTATCAGATGGTGGTCTACGCGGTGACCGATGCGTTGGCGCAAACGGTGCATCCGAATCCAACCGAAGAGCGCGATATCGAGAAACTCGAAGCTGATATCTTCGAGACCAAGGAAAACCTAGTGCGGTTGGGCGCGCAGGTCAAAGAGCGCCTTCTCTACGCGCAGATGCTGAAAGATCACGGGATCAATGAAGAGGCGCTACGACCACTCATCGAGGACGAGTCCGATCAGATTCCATTTCCCGGGGAATATCCGGTTTATGTTGGACCTTCGGATTTGCACGGACTTGGGATCATCGCCGCAGAGCCCATTGCGGCAGGAAGTTGTATTGCGCCAGCGCGTATTGCGGGCAAAAGAACACCCGCTGGGCGCTATGCAAATCACGGATCGAAGCCTAATGCTCAAATGAAGCGATCCGAGCTGGGCGATATAGAGTTGATCTCGCTGACAGATATTTCACCTGGAGCGGAAATTCTTGTGGATTATCGCCATGCTTTTGAGATTGGGAGGCAGTCATGAGTAGCGTTGCTGCCGCGATAGGCGCCGCAGCGGTTGTGGGCGCCGTGGCGACGACTGTTGCCTCTAACAAACAAGCTGGCGCTATCAAATCAGCCGCCAACTCGTCTATCGCGGAGCAGAACGCTGAATACAACCAGACTCGCCAGGACCAGGCGCCGTGGAGGACGACTGGCGCTAGCGCGTTAGATCAGGTCGCCAAACTCTATGGCTTGGATACTGTGGATGCCAATGGAAATGTCGTCAAAGGAAGCGGCAAAGCGGACTTCTCAAGCTTCATGACTGCGCCAGATTATACCTTTGCACAACAGCAAGGGCAGGATGCGATCAATCGCTCAGCAGCAGCACGCGGAGGTTTGCTTTCGGGAGCCGCCGTAAAAGCTGGCGAAACGTATGCCTCAGGGCTTGCATCGCAGAACTTCCAGAACTACGTGGGTAACTTGGAGGGCGTCGCCGGTGCCGGTCAGACCGCGACTAATGCCACACAGGCGGCCGGCACTAATATGGCGAACCAGAATAGCGCCAGTCTGATGGCCGCTGGGAATGCGCGGGCATCTGCCTATGGATCCATTGGATCTTCCATTAGCAATACCGCTAATGGGCTAGCAAATAACTACTTGATGTATCGCTATCTGAATCCTGCCACTGCAACCACTGTTGCGCCTAACACCAGCGGCTTTGGCCCAGCAAATGGTGGAGTGTACGGGTAATGGCATACGAACCGATCGCTCCATATCAGCCCATTAATCTAGGCGATATCTATGCGCAGGCACAGGGTATCAAGTTTGCCCAACAGAAAGGCCAGTTAAGTGCGCTTCAGTTGCAGGAGGCGCAGAAGTCTCAGCAGGATCAGGCGGGTATCGACCAAGCATTGGTCTCAAATCCCAATGCGACATTAGCCGATCTTGTCAAAGCTGGCGGTGGGATGGCCGGCGTGCAAGCCTCTACCCAAGTCGGCGCAGCTCGCACAGCGGATCTAACCAATCACTACCGGCAAATGTACACCGCAGCCACGCAGGTCGCGAACTCCGATAATCCGCTCGCCACCATTCAACAGGTCGCCCCGCAATTCCCGCAACAATATGACTCGGTTCACGGGCAGGGGGCTTTTGCGAAACTTGCTCAGGACCCTGCGGCACTGAAGCAACAGGCCGCCCAGGTCGCACAGGATTCTCTTGCAGGGCTGGTCGATCCAGATAAGCAATTCCAGGCTCATCAGAAGATGATCGAGGACCACTATAAGCAGGAAGGTCCAGGTGGCGAGCTCGCGCGCAATCAAAACACGATCGCGGCAGAGAATGCCAGGCAACAAGCTTCCCAGGCAGCTGAAGATAGGCGCGCCGCCGCTGCGCGTGCGGTCACAATGCGCGGACAGGATCTTTCTAATACTGATCGAGGCATTCCCTCGGGCTATGAGCGCGACCCAAACAATCCTGGTGCGTTGCGGCCCATTGTCGGCGGTCCGCATGACCCCAATGCGACTTCAGCGGGCATGGATTCACGCTCGAGTGTAATGTTCAATCGCGTAGCCGCGAGTGCGAATGAGGCTGTGACGGCTCTCAAGAACATTGCTGAGCTTCCCGTAACGACCAGCACCGGTTGGTTCGGTAGCGCGCAGCCGGGACACAGTCTCATGGATTCCGTCAAAGGCGTCCTGAGTCAGAAAGTCACAAGTCAGGAAGCGCAGGACTACAAAACCATGATTGCGGGTGTCTCCCGCTCGCTATCGACCATTGAGACCGCGGGGCTCGCGCCCAATGGCTCGATCACTCACTCAATGGACAGTATTACTCTCAACGAGGGCGACTCGCAGCTCACGAAATTGCGCAAACTGGCTGAGACGCGTCAGATCATCGAGAAGGGCATCGAGCCTAACCTGTCGAATCCGAAGTTGGCGCCGGCTCAGCGTGATCTGATTACCAAGATCGTCTCGGACGTGCAGCAGGCGATTCCCTTTACTCAGCACGACATCACGCAGTTACAGCAGTCGAAGAATCCGAATGCGACGCTGCTGGACTTCGCGCGCAAGTCTGGACTCCCGACGACGCCTGGGGCAACCGCTCAAGCGCCCGTGAAAATCGCCTCCGACGCCGACTACGCCAAGCTGCCCTCTGGGGCTCAATACGTGGCGCCTGACGGGACGACGCGGACGAAGCGATGAGCTGGCAGGATGATCCGGTCGCCGTTCCTACGGGCTGGCAGAGTGATCCTGTGGCCATGCCTGCCGTGCGCTCGCTCGATGTCGTGAATGGCTATACCGTTCCGACTGGCTCGCAGGCGGCCGTCGAGGCGCGCTCACCCATCGCGCGAGCCGATCCGAACGACCCCCATCCGGTGGACGCCGAGATCGGCGCCGGCCTGGAGAATCTACGCGCAGGCGCCGGCAAGTACTTCGTCGATCTCGCGCGCGGTCTTGGTCAGAAGATTGGTTTGGTGAGCTACCAGGACGTGCAGGATAGCCGGGCACGGGATGCCCCCCTCATGGCTACGCTCACAGGCAAGGCCGGCAACATCGGCGCGGGTGTCCTGACAACAGCCCCGGCGATGGCTATCCCTGGGGCTAATACGGTCGCGGGAGCTGGAGCAATCGGTGGACTGAGCGGCGCTCTCCAGCCGGCCGCCAGCACGCGTGAAGCGATCACCAATCCTCTGATTGGAGCCGCTGTCGGTGCTGGCTCTCAATACGTCGGCCAGAAGATTGGCCAGTATGCGAGTGATCGACTTGCCGCCCGCGCTGCACAGCAGGCAGAGGATACGTCTGCCAATTCAGTTCGCGACGCGGTCCTGAAAGAAGGTCGCGACGCCGGCTATGTCGTACCTCCCACGGAGGTGAATCCGAGTGCCACCGCGACGGCTCTTGAGAGCATCTCGGGTAAAGCCGCGACCAAACAGGCCGCGCAAGCGGTCAATCAGAAGGTCACCAACAAGCTCGTTGCGACAGATCTTGGCTTACCGCCCACTCAGCCGATTACTCAGGAAGCGCTTGCCCAAGTCCGTCAGAAAGCCGGTCAGGTCTATCAGCAGGTGAAGCAGGCCGGCACGATTGCAACTGATTCGCAGTACCTGACGGATCTGACCAAGATCACCAATGCCTCCGATGAGGTCGCCAAGGCTTTCCCGGGAGCCACGACGCCGGCCGCCGAGAAGATTGACGCGCTTGTCAATTCGCTCTCACAGGACAAATTCTCAGCCGCGCAGGCGCTCGAATATACAAAGCGGCTACGGCAGCAGGCCTCGGCCAATTTCAGCCTCGCATCGCGCTCTGCGGACCCCGAGGCGCGCGCGTTGGCTCAGGCTCAGAGTCAGGGTGCGGATGCGCTCGAGGAGATGATCGGCCGCCATCTGGGAAGCCAGGGCAATTCCGAGCTCCTCCAAGCCTTTCAGGAGGCGCGTACCACGATCGCCAAGTCCTACCAGGCGCAAGCCGCATTGAAGGGCGGGAATGTGAACGCCCAACGGCTCGCCCAGCAGCTCCAGAAAGGCAAGGCGATGTCTGATGGCTTTGGACTCGTGGCGCGATTCGCCGATCATTTTGGCGACGCCACGAAGCTCCCGAAAGGCGGAGTCGGTGTCTCGAAACTCGCCGCCACAGTCGGCGGGAGTGGGGCGCTCTACGGACTCGCGACGGGGAATATTCCACTCGCAGCTGCCTCCGCGGTGGGATCTGCAGCGCCGTATGCGACACGCAGCGCCATTCTGAGCGGCGCCGGCCAACGCGCGCTGGCTACGCCGAACTATGCGCCGAATGCGCTTGGAACACTCGCGCTCCAAGGTCTGCAGCAAGCTCCGAATGTCGCCTTACCGCTTGGACTTCAAGCGCCGCGACTCGCCCAAGGGAATTAGTAGAAAGCGCTTCAGGCGCCCTTCCTTCATATGCGTGAACACCAACCGGGCCACCGGACGGGTGATGCACGCCAACAAAATTAACAGGATCAGCGGTCGCAATACGAGGCCGATGAGCCAATTTTCCATAAGGTGAACGATGGCGATACTATTTGCAGCTGGACGGTTCAAGGCAACCGATAAAGCGAATGCTCCCATCTCCGGAGCATTTCTGCAATTCTACGCAACGCTCACCTCAACGGCCCAACCCATCTACGCCGATAGCGCACTTGCCACGGTTTTGACTAACCCCGTCAAGGCCGATGCGAATGGTCTTTTCCCAGAGATCTGGTTGGACGATTCTCTCCCAGCCTATAAAGTAATATTCACCTATCCAGATGTGAATGATACCACGCAGCCTGGATCTATCATTTGGACGATCCAACAATATAATTCAACATTCGATGCATCTGCATTTGTCGACACGTTATTGCCTTTCATATACCGCGAGACTCGTGCGGAAATTTCAGCAGGTGTGACGCCGACGAACTATGCATATGCGCCTGGAGATTTACGAAGATATGGCGCAAAAATAGATGGTGCTACAGATGACACTACGTCAATCAACAACGCTATCAAGGTAGCGCAAGCCTCTGGCGCGGTGGGTTATGTGCTCCATCCTGGTGGAAACTGCGTCCATGCTTCTCAAATCCTATTCGGGAATGGTGTGCGCGTTGTTGGGAATGATCGGGAAGCGTGCATTTTCACCTACACGGGATTGGCAAGCAGTTCGGCATGGCGCTATACCAATAACGGGACTTCAAACCCAGCGATCAATACTTCCGGTTTTGGTCGAGTCAGCATGGAAGGCGTTACGATCACGACAGCCGTGTCAGTTACCGGCGGTGCTGCGTTGGAACTGAACGCTTGTGGTTATGCGCTCTTCACGATCAAGAATTGCCACTTCGGCGGCTCTTTCAAGTGGGGCATCATTGGAGATGGGATAGAAGTGGCTCATATCTACGATAACATCATCGATAACGGCGGTGGTATCAGTGGATCTGCCGGTGTGTGGCTCACTAATGGTGCTGATCGTACCGTGGGCCAATCTCTTGGGTTCACCAATCGAGTAACGATCAATGATAACCACTTCAACGCAGCAGGGATCTGTGTGGTGGACGACGGCGGATCAGATCATTCGATAGTGCACAATAACCTGAACGGGGCATCTATCGCGGTACTGATGTGCGGCTTGCTGGGATTCTTGGTGGATGAAAATGAGATCGAAAATGCGGGTGTTGTTATCGGCTCAGCCAATATATATCTGACCAATACCACCGCTTATGGTGGTGTCAATGTCGGTCCCTGCCAGGCAGGGAGAATCGAGGGTAATTTCTTCGGCGCCGATATGGCGGCGGCCTCGAGCGCGCTTAATTTCCAGGGTGCCGCGATGCACCAGGGAATCACGGTAAAGGACAACTGGTTCAGGAACAATCTCGGACGTAGCGCTGATATCAACGTAACGAAGCTTTCCAATAGCTTCTGTGGGCAGAATTACGCATCAGCTACCACGAATCAACATTACACCGGCACGCACAATGATGCGGATGGCAACATTCTCTGGCCCCCACAGAATGGCTATACAGGAGGGTTTAACGAAGGAGCGTACCTGTGGGGCGACAGCCGCTATCGGCATCAATTCGTTACTGCGATCCGGCAGAAAAAGATTGTTCTGACCTACAGCGCTTCAATAACGCCTGATTGCCGGCAGGGAAACCTGTTTCAGATCACAGCAACAAACGGGACGGCTTTCACGATCAACGCTCCCACCGGAGATCCGGTGAATGGCGATGACGGTACGATCATCACGATTCAGATAAAGAATACCTCCGGAGGTGCGTTGGGTGCGATTACCTTCGGTGCGGGTTATAAGTTAGCAGGCGCCTTCACCGCTCCCGCCACTGGAAACAATCGTAGTATCACGTTCTACGATGACAATGTGACGGGCGTCTGGTACGAGATATCGCGCACAGGGGCGGATACACCGAACTAGAGGATATGCGCCCCGATCGCCGCATCGACCCGGATTAGGAATGACATAAGGAGCATCATGAGCGTGGGGTCTATGGATTCGCCCATCGAAGGCGACTTGCCTACTGAGAAGAAGCCTGAGGCTGAGAAGATCAGCATCGCGAAACTCCTCTTTGGCTTCACCGGCCTCTACGAGCGCTGGAAGAACGAATACGAGGCGCGACGCTATCAGGATCCACGGGATCGCGATCCAGACTACGCCCGCAAGCTACGCGAGCTCGAGGGACAGATTCAGGACATCGATCGCGAGCAACGCGGCTTTCGCATGGGCGATTATCACGAAGGTGGAGGCAGAGAAACATCATGGAAGGATTGGGTACTGGGACTGGTGGGACTGCTAATAGTGGCATGGCTGGGACGCATCAGCCTGCAGATGGAGACTCTGCAGGCCGCCGTGGTAGAGCAGAAGATGATGGAAAAGCATATCGAATCAACCGATGCTCGGGTGGATCGGCTAGAGAACCGAGTCTATCGGGGCAACCCGTGACGCAGCTCCATCCGGTGCGCTGCACAGATGACTCGATCACGGCTCATCAGAATTCGCATGTCAGTAGCTTTCGTCTTACGATTCCTAAGGATGCGCGAGAGCTTATTATCTCGGTAATTCTAGCGTTGTCCGTGCTGACCAACCTATGGCTATGGAGTAAGCTCCATGATGCTGACAAGGACATCCAGACTCAGATTTGGTTACGCGATGACGCATTGACAAAATTTCAGCAGGGACCTTTTGCGGATATGAAGGCCCATGTGATCGCTTTGGAACTTAACTATAACCAGGAGAAGCACAAGTGAGTGGAGGAATTATCATTCAGCGCCGCGCTGCCATCGTTCCGACTGTGACCGACCCGAGTCTCTATGACTCACTCCCGGATAACTGTAAGGCAACTGTGGATGCGATTGTGAATAAAGCGCCAGGAGACTGCACGGATATCGACCTTGCGGTTCTCGCCGCGATGATCCAGGTCGCGGTGCATTGCTGATGTAACTAAATGTCCGATGAGATCACACTACGCGAATATATGGAGTCGCGTTTCATGGCCTTGCAACGCGCGGTGGATAAGGCCGAGGATTCCAACGACAAGCGCTTTGCAGCGATCAACGAGATGCGCTCTATGGTGACCGATGCGGCGAGCCGTTTCATGCCTCGAATCGAGTATGAGACGGCTCACCGCGCGTTGGTCGAGAAGGTTGAAAGCCTCCAAAAATTCCTCTGGATGGGCTTAGGCGCCATGCTCGCGGTGCAATTGTTCATCGGCATCGTGTTTGTCATGGTCAAGAGAACTCCATGACCGCCATCGATATTGTATTGCCACGCTTAAAGATCGAAGAAGGCTTCCGGAGCGTCCTCTACCGTGATACGCAAGGCCATCAGAGCATTGGATATGGTCTAAACGTTGATGCAGGCATTTCCCAGCGTGTTGCCGCAGCAGCCCTTCAGGCGCAATTGGAAGAGCTGCAAGAGGCGTTGGGAAAGTATCCTTGGTACGCGCCGCTTGATGCTGTCCGTCAGTCCGTATTACTCGATATCGCGTTCAACAATGGGCTCGCGGGCCTGATGCATTTTCCCCACATGTTGGCCGCGATCTCCCGGCAGGATTGGGCGAGTGCCGCGACAGAGTGTCATGTCGACAATCCTGAACTCGCCGGACGCTATCAGAAGCTGGCCCAGCTCCTACTGATTGGGGGTACGCAATGAATAAAACTCTGCTCCTTCATTGGGCAGAGCTAGTCGATTCCTACCGTATTTTCCCCCGCCTCGTCCTATGTGCCTACGCATATTACGTCTATCAGGTGACCTTCTTTGTCCTAACCTGGTACAGCCAGCAGCCGGCCACTGCTCGAGGAACTGAGGAAAGCGCAGTTGTGATCGCTGTTGTAGGAGCCGTCACAGGCTTCGCGCCTTGGATCTTTCGGATCTACAGCGAGAACGGCCGCAACTGGGATGATCGATCCCCCAGTCTGACCACCTCGACAACTTCCACGACCACGAGCACCCCATGACCGCTCTATTGGCATTCCTGCGTCTTACGTGGCCATACCTCGCCTGCCTGGGGATCGGTTTATGGACAGGAGACTACCTCGCAGGGAATCACTGGCAGGCGCGCTACGCGGCCCTACAGACGTCCGATGCACAAGCCCGTGCCGATGGGGAGGATGCGGTACGCCAGGCGCTGGAGGCTCAACTGGCGCGGGCTGAGGCCGTGTCCGCGAACAATTCGACCGTCATCGAGAAACTTCAGAATGAAAACGCTCAAATTGCTGCTGACCGGGATGGCACTCTCACTCGTGTGCGTCGGCTTGAGCAGCTGCTCGTCGTCGCCTCCCGTGCGACCGCCCCAAATCCTTCAGTGCCCAAAACCGGTGGTCGACAAGCAGCTCCTGGTGCCGGCGACCCTCCAAGCACTTCACCGCTTGAGGGACTTCTTGTCGACGCCGCCACCGAGTGCGAACAAACAGCCAATCAACTGAATGCGTTGATCTCGGAAATAGAGCCGCAATCATGAGAATCAACGAGATTTCCCACCACGAGCTACTCCAGCTCATCTATCGAAAGGTAATTCACATGTCTGCCCAACTTGATAAACTGACCGCCGACGTCACCGCTCTGAATACCGCTGTGACCAGCCTAGTGGCGCTGAACGATGCCACTCAGGCCCAACTCGCTACGCTCATCAGCCAGGGATCGGCTACTGCCGATGATCTGACGGCCGTCACGGCCTCCATCGAGGCCACCACCAAGCAGATCACGGATGACCTCGCCAAGACCGTCAAGCCTGCCTAACGGGTAGGGGCCTTCGAGCCCCTTCCCCTGGAGAAGCGCATGTTCACACTTGTCGTTATCCTAGCCCTAGCCGCGCTGATCATCGCGATTCTCTCGGCTATCAAGCCGGTGCCGCTGTGGGTAGCCGTGGTGCTCCTGGCGATTGCGATTCTTATTCAGCGGGTACCTGTGGGCTGAACGTGAAATCCTCTGCTGGTGAGATATCTGGCCCACTAGTAGGAGCAACAATCCGCTGAGCGTCGTAGTCCGTCAGCCCCAACGCGAGATTGCGATCCGGACGCCGATATTTATTTTCGGCCTCCTGATATCCACGCGCATACTCTTGTGCCTCACGCATTGCCCCGGAGGTGATGCGATAGAGTGTGACCACGATCACATTGGTCACGATCACTGCAATTAGGACTGTCCAAAAGTTGATATACGAAAGGATCTGGCCGGCGGTCATATGGCAAAGTGACATGGAGGGACCTTGCGTGTTTTCGCGGATCTTAGTGTCCTCATCCAACGTTGTCATGACGCGGTGCAGATTGATGCTATGTTGAATTTGCGCGCTTCCCGATGAGTTGACAGCGCTTCGGATTTTCTGAATTGTGGTAATCGCCAGAGATCACCACAGATCCGTCTATGAATTCCACCTGATTGATCGCAAGCCACCAATTGGTGTCCGCATCGTCGATAACGACATCGACGTCGCCATGCTCTCGAATTAACGATGCAATTTTTGCTTCTAGTTCAGTGGCTTTCATGTTTGATCCGGTTCCGACCATACGATGAAGCTATCAAGCGCGCCCAGTTTGTCTAGCGATTCGCGGAGTTGCGCCAGCATCTTGCGCTGCGCCTCGTCCTCGCTGTCGGCTTCGACCTCGAAGAACGTATCCGGAAACATGCCCTTGTACTTCACCGAGGCTCCGTTGGTTGATCAGCGCCTCGAGGCCATAAATTCCCTTTATCTTGAAAGTTACTTGGTTGAGAAAATGGCACAAGTGCGCCCCAGTCCTTCTGATGTGAAATCCGTAGCGCCTCCATGTCAATATGACTGACTGCGAGTCGAAGTAACCTCTCTATCTCATTGGCGTTCATGTATCACCTGATAGTTGGTCCGAACCTCTTGGGCCGAGATGCACCATACGCCGGAATTCCCACTCGCGTAGCGCTGCGGTAGCCTCAGCGTCTAGTGTCCCGCCGACGATCTCCGTATCGAACTGGCGAGGATCAAGTCCCATCACTCGCTCACGGCACGATGCATGAATCCAGTCGGATGGACCGAGCCCTCTCTCGTGGGCTCGAAGCCGTGCGGCCCGGTAGTCGCCGAAGATCAATAGTCGTTTGCGTTGCGCGCTCATTGGTTGTCCGATAGTCCTGGGTATCCGCCACGCGCCTTGTTGAGACGATCCAAGTAACGTTTAACTCGCGGCCAGTCCTCAAGATGTACCCACACTTCAAAGGCCATCCAGCCTTCGTCTCGGCGTCGCTGACGTTGTTCGCGCTTTCGTTCTGCTGCTGTCTTACCCATGAACACACGTTATCACCGTGACTAGTCACGGGTCAAGTACCATCCGACTGTGGTTCCGCATTTAACGTGATCCAGCCGAGTTCCTCAGCGTCTTGCTCGTCCGCCTCTGTCAGTCCGGCGAGCAGATGCGCGTCATCGCCAATGCGCTCACATATGGGCTCAGGGCCATTGTCTGGGACTGAGGGCAACCAGAAGTGCAGGGCGCGCTGTAGCCGCTCGATCTGTTCGAGTAGCTCTTGCTCACGAGCCTCGTATTCAGCCATTGGCATTTGTAGCTCCTGGCGTTGGCTTCTTCGGCGGCAGGGGCTCCGCGGTCCAGGTGAAGTGCAGGCCTATACCATCCTTGGCAAAGCGCTCCTGCAGACGCGCGATCATGCGGATCGCCTCCTCGAGCGTGTCGCGTTTCTTTTTCACTTCGGTTGCTCTGGTGTCGTGGGGTCTTGTCGCATCGGGCAGTCAGGCAGGTGGAAGTTTGCACCCTCACCGAATGTGCAGTTGCACTCCTTCGATTCGGCCTCAACTTCAGCCATGTATGCCTCATACATCTCGGGCGTGTAGCACTCGTGCCGATAGTGGGGTGCAAAGTTCATGCAGCACTCTGGGTCACCGCAGTCCATGACCCATTCGCCCAGCGGATCGTCGTCGTCCGGCTCGGCGCAATTCTCATAGCATACGCAGTAGGAGCGGCCGCAATCCTCACACCGGTCGTCGTACGGGTCATACGGCTCGGTAGTCTTCCACCGGTCGTATCCCGGCAAACTTTCGCTCATACGTCACCTGACACGGTTACAGCGCTACGGTTATCCATACCGTACACGTTGGGCAATTGATACGAAGAAAGTCCCCATCTCGTTGGTCTCGCACGACCTCAGCTTCCAGATATTTGAACTCGATCTGACAGCCGCAGTTTCGGCAAGTACCACGATAAAGCGTTTCCTCCTGGAGACTGCCTTTCTTCAGAATCTTCACGTTTGACTCTCCGATGCGCTGACAGATGATCTTTGATCCACCCACTCAGCGAATTGCAGAATGGCGTATCGAGTTTGTTCGCTCATACCAGAGTGGTTCTCACTGATATACTGCTTCGAGAGGTCATAGACGCGCACGCGATCGAAAGCGAGTGGGCCATTAAGCGGTTTGCCGCACTGGCCGCACCTATTGCGGCGCTCAGAGTTACGGAAGCCGCATTCGGCGCAGATTACGTCGGGCACGACTTCTCCTGTGAATCTGGTCCGGGTGGCGGGTACTTCGCCATGGGGCCTTTCTGCGGCGCCATATTGCAGTAGTTGTTGCACGTTGCATCTCCGGGCTGACAATGCACGCCACAGACCATTACGAGTTTCTTTGGCGGCTTCGGCGTCAACCGGCGCAACTCTGAGTCTAAGCGCAGAATTTCCCGCTCAGCGATCTCAAGCGCGGCCACGATCTCCGGCATGTTGCAGCCTTCGAGCATGACGGCTGCTGCGCTGAGGCGTAGCGCAATCGGATTCATGGGAAATACGTCATGTTCCATTGTCCGCATACCTATCTTGTTCGGACGGCAGATCGTCCTCAAAGTACTTGTCTGAACGATCACCGCCATCGCAGTGACGGCATGGTGCACACTCGGGACAGTTACCGTGGTTGCACAGTCTCGATCCACAATCTCTACAGTGGCATGTCATGTTTGCTCTCCGGACGCACTACCACCGCGCCATTTCGTCGTCATACGCCCGTTCTGCCGATTCCTGGGCAGCGGCCCGGTAATCTCGTTGCAACTCACGCATCTGAGCATTGCGCTCCTGCAGTGAAATGCGCCTTTCACGATAGGCTTCCTCAATGGCCTCTTCTTCGCGTTCGAATTGAGTGAGCATTTGCTTACCTGTCAGTTGTAGGTTCGGAGGATGTATCGGCGCGCCGATAGGTGCCGTCGTGCTTGTTGTACGTCAGAGCCCCATATTCGGCGAGATTCTCAAGCAGTCGAGCGGCTCGGTTGTACCCCAATGTGTACTTCCTCTGGACACGCGTGATGTTAATGTGCGGCCAAGTCGGGATCTCAGCCTTTGCTTGGTCGTAGAGCGGCTCTAGTTCGCGGTACTCTTGCTCGGTCACGATTGTTTCTCGGATATGGAAACAGGACGCTTCAGCGAATAGAACGCGACCGTCACGTGTGCGCCGTTGTGGAGCTCGACCCGATAGCGGCCGATGGGAGTCTTCCGTAGGATCTTGCCCGGCACGTCACGAAAGAGACCGCCGCCAAGTTGTTTCTCGTAGAGCACGCGGTCTCCTTGCTTGAAGTCGCTCATGGTGTCTGCTCACCGCTGTGCTGTTCAGCGCTTCTTACGGTCGCCATACGAAATCGCCTTTATTCTCGCGGATCACGACTTCCTCGGCCTTGCACCGGCATTCCTTCCCGACCAACCCTTCGGCGACCGG